TAGCTCAAGTGTAGCAAGTACTGCTGTGTTTGTGTCGGTGTTAGCTGTGTTTGTATTTGTCATAAGATTTTTCCTTTTTGAGTTTGGCAAGTTCGCCGTTTCGATGCAATCAGTTAGATCAGATAAATCCGATGGTGTCAACACCTATTTTACTACGTAGTAGTATATGGGGCAAATCAAGTCCGTCATCGGACTACAAACAGCCAAAACGAATCACTTTTAGAGGGTAAAACGAATCAGCTCTCAGTGCGGGTGCGCATGCGTATATGTGTAGGCAGCCGAGCGTGTGATGCACGTGATGTGTAGGTCATGCCTATGGGTGGGTGTATATGTGCATCGGCACGTTCACACACGTCACTTGCTCACAGCGTACCCATGCTTGCATCATATGTGAAGGCAACTGATTGTATAACAGTTGTCATATCTTCGTAAGTGACTGTTATCATGGAATATTCCTCGTGTATGGTGTATGTGCCTATGCATAATGCTCTCACCATGCGTGTATATGTGCCTGTGGGCGCACGCAAACGACCCCAAGCTAGGGTGGGCAGGGGGCATACGGGGGGTGTACGTTAGTATGCATGTACAATTACACAGATCAGGAATATGAGAGTGTTAACCACTGTACAGATATGGTGTTATGTATACGTGTAGGATCACAGTATGTTACAATATATTACAATATTATCACGTTATGTTACCGATGTACGATTAGGGGTTGACATGGGGGGTATAGTGTGTAAAACTATGTATATAGTATATTCCGGGTAGGGTCACTATAAGTGATACACGTACAGTATACATGTACTATGAATATATACTTACTAATATATTAACATATAAGTGTATACGTACAGTGATATATGATAGCATAAAGTAACTACGTACATATAAATCGCCTTCTTAGGCGAGGACTTTGTATAATTAAGTATTGACAATGGCGAAGAAATCAGTAAAACTATATACAGACGATGTTCTTAAACAATTCTATAAGCATTTGCTTGATGGTAATTTAAAGAACTTACATATCCCTCACAGTGATGTATTCTATGTAAGAACTGCAGTGGAAGCCCACTATGGTCGTAAGTTTACTTTAGAACACGTAGAGTGGGCAATGAAAAAAGAAGGTTGGACAGATGGCAGTTCCTGAGCGAGTTAAGACTAAAATGAAAGAGGAAGGACTCAAGGGTGTAAACAAACCTAAGAGGACACCTAGTCACCCTAAGAAGTCTCACTGTGTGATGGCTAAAGAAGGGGACACGTATAAGTTTATTCGTTTTGGTCAACAAGGTGTCAGTGGTGCAGGTAAGAATCCTAAGACTGCTAAAGACAAAGCTCGTAAGAAGAGTTACTATGCTAGACATAATGCTCAAGGTAAACCGACTAGTAAGCTAAGTGCTAAGTACTGGTCACACAAAGTTAAATGGTAATAGGAAAAATATAATGGGACTTAATGTAGCTCGTAGATTAGGCGGTAAACTTGTAACCCAAGTACCGAAAGACAAGACTGCAGAAGCAGAGAAAGCTAGAAAACTTGCTGCTCAAAAACTTAAAGATCGTAAGCAAAGAGCAGAAGCAGCAGCAGCAGAAAATAAAGGTAGTATAAATAAAAATCAAACTGTATCTCAAGCTGATAAAGATTATGCAAACGCCAAAGCAAAAATAGAAGATATGAAAAACCGTATGGAAGCTATGGATAGTGGGCCTCGTAAAAAGGCATATAAGCTTGTTTATAAAAATGCCCTAGCAAAGTTTAAGAAAAAATATGCAGCTGAAAAATATTCTATGATACGTAAACAACAACAATCTGCTCGTGATAATAAAATGAAAGGGAACGTCACACTTCCTCAAGCACCTTTTGATTTATACAAGGGCGGTATGGCTAAGAAGAAGAAGAATAAGAAACCTTCGTATAATAAAGGTGGCTACGTAAACTGTGGTGCATCTAATCCGGGAACACAAGGAAAGTAAGTAATATGAAGATGGGTAAATTTAAAACGTGTAAGGGCTGTACTACACCAGCTAATTGTTCTGCCACAGGTAAGTGTCAAGACGCAGGTAAGTAATGGCTAATCTAAACAACGCTAAGTTTCACACACAAGGTTATCTTGTATCCGCTACTGCTGCAGATGCAAGTGCTACTGTGTTGTACACATGCCCTAATAACTTTAGTGCTATAGTACGATACCTACATTTGAGTAATAATAGTAACTCAACTAAAAAGGTATACGTACAATTCTATCACAAAGAAGATAATGCGTATCATTATATAGCTAATGGGTTAAGTATGGCAGGTAACTCTGTAGATAACTTAGTTAATGGTGGTTACTTTAACTTACACGCTGGTGATAAGCTAGTAGCATATGGTGAGACTACTAACACAATTAATGTAATGGTTTCACTAGAAGAATACTATGACCCTGCTAGGAATGCATAACGGGGTTGCATTATTATCTATAGTATGGTATAACTAACTATGGTATAACTATCTCTGTAAGGTAAACAAGCCTTACTAACATAACGGAGATAGTTAAAATGTTTAAAAGATTATTTAAAAGTATTGAACGAAGCAGACAAGCAAGTGCCGATGTATGGTTACTAAATAACATGTCTGACAGAGATTTAAGAGATATAGGTATTACTCGTGGCGAAATCGAAAACAAAGTCAAAAGTAAATGAGGCAGGAAATTATACTAAGCCTACTATGCGGAAGCGTTTGTTTGAGCGCATTAAGCGGGGAACTAAGGGGGGCAAGGCCGGGCAATGGTCTGCACGTAAAGCACAACTCCTCGCATCGGAATATAAAAAAGCAGGTGGGGGCTATAAGTGATGGCCCTTTCCAAATCTCAAAAGAGTTTAAATAAGTGGACTCGTCAAAAGTGGGGGACTAAAAGTGGAAAACCTTCGACTCAAGGTACTAAAGCTACTGGGGAACGTTACTTACCAGCTGCTGCGCTTAAAGCAATGTCTAGTTCGCAGTATGCAGCTACTACTGCAAAAAAGCGTAAAGATACTAAAGCTGGTAAACAGTTTTCTCAACAGCCTAAAGGCGCTGCTAAAACGTCTAAGAAATATAGGAAAGTCTAAGAATGACTAGCTTTGAAGATGCAGATGTTAATGGTAGTGGTTCTATAGATAAGTCCGAATGGGACGCTTTAGAATTAGAAGATCGTAAACGTAGACTCGATGATGAAGACGCTCAACGTGATGCTCAAAGACGCATGGCGTGGTTCTGTTTAGTTGGTATGCTTGCATATCCATTCCTAGTATTACTATGTAGTATTGTAGGTGCAGAGAAGGCGGCAGACATAATTGGTTCTATGGCATCTATATACTTCTTATCTGTAGCTGGTATAGTTGGTGTATTCTTCGGAGTAACTAACATGAGCAAGAAAGAAGTTAAAGGGAATAACGGATAATGTTAGGACTAAACTTAATAGGTCAAGTTGCTAATCTTGCTGGTACTATGATTGAAGGCAAGACTGCTGTTAAGAAAGCAGAAGCTGAAACTAAGATGAAGATAGCCACAGGTGAAATAGACTGGGATATAGCCGCTATGAAGGCTACAGAGAATAGTTGGAAAGATGAATGGATTACTTTATTGTTTTCCATTCCTTTGATTTTAGCCTTCTGTGGTGAGTGGGGCAATCAGATTGTACAGGCAGGTTTTACTGCATTAGAGGTTATGCCCGATTGGTATCAGTACTCATTGGGTGGAATCGTGAGTGCCAGCATTGGTATGCGTGGCGTAAGTAAATACTTCGGCGGGAAAAAATAATGAAGAGTAACTTTAACGAATGTTTAGAAATGCTATTGGAACATGAAGGTGGTTACGTAAATCATCCTAGTGATCCCGGTGGCATGACTAATCTTGGTGTAACCAAACGTGTATATGATGAATGGATTGGTCGTGAGTCTACTGAAGAAGAGATGCGTGATCTAACACCAGATGATGTTGGCCCTATCTACAAGAAGAACTATTGGGATAGAGTCAAAGGTGATCAACTTCCATCGGGAGTAGATTGGTGTGCATTTGATTGGGCTGTTAATAGTGGTAGTGGTAGACCTGCTAAAGCTATACAACGTGCAGTAGGTGCTACAGCAGATGGTGCTATTGGTCCTAATACACTACAACTTGTTATGGAGAAAGACCCTAAGTATATTATTGATTATGTATATACAGTAAGACAAGGGTTCTATGAAGGATTAGATACGTACAAAACATTTGGACGTGGTTGGTCTAGGCGTAACAAAGAAACGCTTGAACAAGCATTACACATGGTGGAATAATAATATGGCACGTGAGCTAACAGATAGACAGAAGAAGTTCTTAGCAGTCCTTATGGACGAAGCTGGTGGAGACATTACCAGTGCTAAGATCATTGCAGGTTATTCAGCTAATACTTCTAACACAGAAATAACGAATAGCCTCAAAGAAGAAATCATTGACGTTACTCACAGCTACTTAGCACGTAATGTACCTAAAGCGGCTATGGCTATGGTAGGTGCGCTATATGATCCTACTGAATTAGGTATACGTGATAAGATGACTGCCGCTAAAGAGCTACTAGATCGTACTGGATTAGTTAAGACTGAGAAGGTACAAGTAGAAGCTAAGGGTGGTGTCATGTTGATGCCAGCTAAAAAAGCACAGGATGAAGATGACTAAACCATTAGGTAAATGGAAATTACCACAACCGACAGACCTTAAAGAAAATAGTAAATGGGTATCAATCCCACGTGTAGCAAGAACAATTCCCTTTGGTTATGAATTAGACCCAAAAGATAAAGGAATACTCTTGCCAATCAGTGCAGAACTTGATATGCTTGAGCAAGCACAGAAATACTTAAAACAGTATTCGTATCGAGAAGTTGCTAACTGGTTGACTAGAAATACTGGTAGAACTATTTCTCATGTAGGTTTAAAGAAACGGTTAGATAATGAGCGACAAAGAAAAAACAAAGCTGGAAGCCTTCGCAGATGGGCAGACTATGCGAAAAAGGCAATCGCCAAAGCGGAAGAAATCGAGCGCACAAGACTCGGTGCAAAAGAAAAAGAAGACACAGAAGAAACCAGAGCCGCCTAAAGTTGTAGTTGATCATGATTTAGCTAAAGTTGAAGAACAGCATAATGTAATATTTAAACCTAATGCTGGTCCACAGACGGACTTCCTTGCCGCAGGTGAACGTGAAGTACTATATGGTGGCAGTGCTGGTGGTGGCAAATCATATGCTATGTTAGCTGATCCACTACGTTTCATGGGACACCCATCATTCTCAGGGTTGCTACTAAGACATACTACAGAAGAACTAAGAGAACTTATATTTAAGTCTCAAGAAATGTATCCTAAAATATGGCCGGGTATTAAGTGGTCAGAACGTAAGATGCAATGGACAGCACCATCAGGTGCAAGACTGTGGATGTCATACCTAGATAAAGAGGATGATGTATTAAGATACCAAGGTTTAGCATTTAGTTGGATAGGCTTTGACGAACTTACACAGTGGCCTACACCCTTTGCTTGGAACTACATGCGCTCACGTTTACGTTCTACTGCACATGACCTTCCTGTATATATGAGGGCTACGACTAACCCCGGTGGTAGAGGTCATCATTGGGTTAAGAAGATGTTCATTGACCCTGCGGCACATAATAAATCATTTGATGCTACAGACATTGAAACAACAGAAGTATTAAGATACCCTGCAGGTCACGAGAAAGCTGGTAAAGCTTTATTTAAACGTAAGTTTATACCTGCACGATTAGCAGATAATCCGTACTTAGCTGAACAAGGTGATTATGAAGCAATGCTTCTATCCTTACCAGAACAGCAAAGAAGACAATTACTAGATGGTGATTGGGATATTAAAGAAGGTGCAGCCTTCACAGAGTTTGATAGAAACATACACGTAGTTAAGCCATTCGATATACCAAGTAACTGGGTTAAGTTTAGAGCATGTGATTATGGATATGGTAGTAAATCTGGTGTAGTATGGTTTGCGGTATCACCTAGTGAACAACTAATAGTGTATCGTGAGTTATACGTAAGTAAAGTATTAGCGGCAGATTTAGCTGATCAAGTACTTGACTTAGAAGCTGGAGATGGTAATATTAAGTATGGAGTACTTGATAGCTCACTATGGCACAAGCGTGGTGATACAGGACCTTCCCTAGCAGAACAGATGGTTCAAAGAGGTTGCAGATGGCGACCATCGGATAGATCAAAAGGTTCACGTGTAGCAGGTAAGAATGAGATACATAGAAGGTTACAGGTAGATGAATATACCGAAGAGCCACGACTAGTATTCTTTGATACATGTACTAACATGGTAGCTCAATTACCTGCGTTACCCATAGACAAAAGAAACCCAGAAGATATAGATACTACCTCAGAAGATCACTTGTACGATGCATTACGTTATGGTATCATGTCAAGACCACGATTTAGCATATTTGATTATGATCCAAATGGGCGACCATCAGGTGGTATGAATGTAGCAGATTCCACGTTTGGATATTAAGGACAAATAAATGGCAGAAGAAAACGAAGGCTTTATCGAAGATGATGCAATTATCCTAGAGGATACTGATGACTCTACGGTTGATGATGCAGATACAGCAAAGATAATTCCATTTATTATGGAGAAGTACAATCGTGCTGACGACTACAGACAACAAGATGAACAACGTTGGTTACAAGCATATCGTAACTATCGTGGTTTATATAGTCCTGATGTACAGTTTACTGAGGCTGAGAAGTCAAGAGTATTTATTAAAGTAACTAAAACTAAGACACTTGCTGCCTATGGTCAGATAGTAGATGTACTATTTGCTGGGCAGAAGTTTCCGTTAACAGTTGATCCTACTGAACTACCAGAAGGTGTAGTATCAGATGTACACTTCGATCCTAAAGAACCTGAGCAGTTACGTGAGTCAGAACTAAATGAAGAAGTGAACCCATATGGTTTTGCTGGAGATGGTAAAGACTTACCTGCAGGTGCTACTGCTAAAACATTACTGGATAGTATCGGGCCACTTAAAGATAAACTAAGTGAGATTGATAACGTCCGTGAGGGTGTAGGTAAAACTCCTACATCTATTACATTTAGCCCTGCTATGATAGCGGCTAAGATGATGCAGAAGAAGATACACGATCAGTTAGAAGAGTCTAGTGCTAGTAAACATTTACGTAGTACAGCATTCGAGATGGCATTGTTTGGTACTGGCGTAATGAAAGGACCATTCGCAGTAGATAAAGAATACCCTAACTGGGATGAAGATGGTGAGTATTCACCTGTAATGAAAACAATCCCACAAGTATCTCATGTGTCTGTATGGAACTTCTACCCTGATCCTGATGCTACTAACATGGATGAAGCACAGTTTGTTATTGAGCGTCACAAGATGTCAAGAACACAATTACGTGCGCTTAAACGTAGACCACACTTCCGTTCATCTGTAATTGATGAAGCTATCTCACTAGGTGAAAACTATAGTAAAGAGCATTGGGAAGATGATTTGTCTGATTATGCACCAGAGCATGGTATTGAACGCTTTGAAGTACTAGAGTATTGGGGTATGGTAGATGTCGAAATGCTGATAGAACAAGGTGTAGACATTCCAGATGAATTAACTAATGTAGATGAGTTACAAGCTAATGTATGGATTTGTAATGGTAAACTATTACGTATGGTTATGAATCCATTTAAACCTGCACGTATCCCTTACATGGCTGTACCATATGAACTAAATCCTTACAGCTTCTTTGGTGTAGGTATTGCTGAGAACATGGATGATACACAAACATTAATGAATGGTTTCATGCGTATGGCAGTAGATAATGCTGTACTATCAGGAAACTTACTAATAGAGGTAGACGAAACTAACTTAGTACCCGGTCAAGATTTATCTGTGTATCCGGGCAAAGTCTTTCGTCGCCAAGGTGGTGCACCCGGACAAAGCATTTTTGGAACTAAGTTCCCTAATGTGGCACAGGAGAACCTACAACTCTTTGATAAGGCACGTGTCCTTGCGGATGAGTCTACAGGTTTTCCATCTTTCGCACATGGTCAAACAGGTGTGTCAGGTGTAGGTCGTACTGCTTCTGGTATTAGTATGTTAATGGGTGCTGCACAAGGTGGCATTAAAAATGTTATCAAGAATATTGATGACTATCTATTAAGACCATTAGGTGAGAACCTATTTAGATTCAATATGCAGTTTGACTACGACCCTAAGATCAAAGGTGATTTAGAAGTTAAGGCTCGTGGTACAGAGAGTTTAATGGCTAATGAAGTACGTAGCCAAAGATTAATGCAGTTTATGCAAATTTCTTCTAGTCCAGCACTTGCACCTTTTGCAAAATTTCAGTATATTATACGAGAGATTGCAAAGTCTCTTGAGTTAGACCCTGACAAAGTTACTAACAATATGGATGAGGCGGCTATTCAAGCTGAACTCATGAAAGGTTTTCAACAAGCACAACCAGAACAGGGCGCACCAGCAGGTGCTAATCCAGCAGACCCTACAGGCGCAGGTGGTGGTAACATAGGTACAGGACAAGCTCCTCTACCACAAGAACAAGGATTTAGTGGAAATGCAGAAGGACAAGGAGCACCTGAGCAAGCTCAAGGCGATGGTCAGCAACCACCAGCAATGGGAACAGTTCAGTAGTTATATAGATTCTTTGATAGCTCAACAGCATAGAACTATGGAACAAGCTGACAATGATAAGATTATATATCGAGCGCAGGGTGCAGTTTTTCAGTTACGTAGATTAAAACTATTACGTGATGAAGTATTAAAAAATAACTAAGGGAACATCTTATGATGAACAAACAAATGGAATTATTCGCACGTGGTGGCCTTAAAGATGAGGGCGGTATGATCGATGAAGAATCTGGTAACGAAGTTCCTGTAGGTGGAACTCGTGAAGGTGTTCGAGATGATATTGAAGCTAATGTAAGTAATGGTGAGTTTATATTTTCAGAAGATGTTACACGATATATTGGTTTAGATAAGCTTATGAGATTACGCCAAGAAGCTAAGATGGGTTTACAGAAAATGGATGCTATGGGTCAGATGGGTAATAGTGATGAAGCTACTATGTCAGACGATTTACCTTTTGGTATGGATGATTTAATCATTGTAGCTGGAGGTGAACCAGACGATGGCGGTGAAATCAATATGGCTGTTGGTGGTTTAACTACAGATACTACAAGTGTTACACGTATTCCTGATCCTGTTGCCGCTGTAGTAAATCAACCTGTTGCAACATTAGGTACTACTACACGTAGACTTACACCAGAGATTGCACAACCTGTGCGTACTACAGTAGACTTTAAAAAGCTTATGGGTGATGCCGCTATTGAGTATAAGGAATATCGTAACGCTGCTGGTAATAATATACTAATACCATTTATAGGTGGTAAAGCTACATTCCCTATTCCAGATGGTTATACTTTGTATACAGGTACTGATGCACCTGTTGGTTCTGGTACTACACCTGCTGACAATATAGTTGCAGATGCTAATGCCGCCACACAAGAAGTACGCAGAGACAACGATGATCGTACTAATGTTGCACTCCCACCACCAGAAGCAATTGATTGGGATAACCTAAGCTATGAAGAGTACATGGATAAGTCGTCTACTTTAGTTGGCGTAGGAAGAACCTTTGCTAAAGCGGCTACTTTATTTATGGGGCCACTTGCTATATTCCCTATGGCGGCTATGGCACACCAAGATAAAAAAGCACTATTAGGGGCTACTAAACTTTTAAACTCTGGCTTATTAAATGCAGAACAAATTGCGGCACTTAAAGCTAGAACTGAGGGCATAAATGAACATGCTGGTGGTTTAGTCAATAACTTATTAGGTGATGTATTTGGTGGTGTTATTGATGCAGTAGCAGGTGCTTTAGGTAAATTGCCAGAAGAAGTAGCAGAAGTTAAAAAAGTTGCTGTAGAAACTGGTGTTAACGTAGACCCAACACCTAGGGTATTTTTACCACAAAACACAGGTATGCCTTTAACAAAAGCTATATTACCCACATACGCAAGTGATGATCCTAGTGAAACAGGTACTACTGGTGTAGTCACACCTGATCAATATACATTAGCTAGTACAGAAAGTAATCGTTTTGTTACACCCACAAACGCAAGTGGTGATCCAAGTGAAACAGGTACTACTGGAGTATTTACAAATGCAAGCGGTGATCCAAGTGAAACAGCTACTACGCCTGTAGATACTTCTACATATACACCACCTTCTTCTATGGGGTTTTCTCCTACAGGAACTAGTGCCGATCCAATGATACAACCATATGTAACTCCATCTGTAGAACGTGCTGATCCTTTAGTTAGTGCTCCTCCGATAGACTATACAACACCTTCTGGTGTACTACCCTTTATGCAACCTGTAGTAAATCAAAGAAATACTGCACTTAATACATTACCAGACCCTACAGTTGGAAAAACTGATGACTATCAAAAGTTTTCTTTTACGCCAGATGAGTCTGGTATATATCGTGCCGTAGGGAGTTTTCCAGAATATAAAAATGCGGGCGACCCTGCTTTGGGTTTAGGTATACCATCATCTGCCACTCCCGCAACTGTAGCAGAACAAACTGATAGTGCATTTCCTGCATATACGCAACCTAGTGTTTCTGGTATAACACCATCTAAACCAATTGGTAGTGGTCGTGGTGATGGAGCATCTGAAGTTGCACGAAGACAAGCAGATGCATACACACCTGATGCTACACAAAAAGTACAAGGTGGTTTTGGTGTCACTCCAGAAGTACCTTTAGATATTGCAGAGACTGCTAAGTTAGATATTACAAAAACACAACCAGTTACAGAAGAAAAAACTGGATTGGGTGCTAAAGTAATTAAACCTAAAGTAAAATACAAAACTGGTCAGTCTAATCAAGCAACGGCATGGGAAAACTTGGCTGATGCAAATTTAGGTCAGGCATACGAGTTAAGTGAAAGATTTAAAGTTACAGGCGGTACTACAGTTAACGGCTATGCAGTTGGTGCTGTTTCAGATGGTAGTTCAACAGGCATACTTGCTGATGATCAAGGTTTTGCTATTAGAGCAGATAATCGTAGAATTGTATATGTAGACGAGCAAGGTCCATACCACAAACCTACACTGGGTGAACTCATTAAGAATGGATTTAGCTATAAGCAACGTGATGTAGGTGATTATGATAAAAATAAAATTAGTATCGCTAGTACAGATAGGGCTTCTACAGTTACTGCCGCTAGGAAAGGTGAACTATCAGCAACTGCTAAAGCTAAGATAGGTACAGATGCGAGTGGTGGTGATCCTAATATGAAAGGTGCTGTGTGGTACAAAATACCTAATACCAATGCACTTGCTCGTAGATTCCCAACAGCGGCTGAGAAGAAAGAAATAAAAGCTGAACAAGTTAAACAAAAGCAAGCAGATGACAGAATAGCTAAAACTAAACAGGCTGTTGCTGATAAAAAAGCTGAAGATGCTAGGATTAGAGCAGAGTCTATTAGAAGAGCTAATGAAGCGTATGCTCAACAACAAGCTGCGGCACAAGCTGCGGCACAGTCAAGTAGCAGTAGTAGTAGAGATAGAAGAAATAAACAAGCACAAGCAGCTGCGTCTAGTTATACAAAATCGGCAATTTCAAGAAACGCTGGTTCAGATGGTAAGGTGACTAAAGACACATATAAAGGCGGTGGATTTTAATGGATTTTGAAGAATATAAAAATGAAGTATCTGGTAGGTTTGATACACTACAAGATGAAGAACGACAACAATTAGTTGAATTATTAAGAAGCTCTGTAGGAGAACTTTTAATAAGTGTGTTAGGAACAGAACTATTTGACTTAGGTACACCTGATGTTATTGAACCTACTGCACCTGTAAGACGTGGATTAGCAGCACCAATTATTTAACCCCTGCTAAATTTGAACTGGCTACCCATCCCCCTACCAACACTAGGCTACGGCGGCCCCAGTATGAAAGACTGAAACATGAATGATAAAATAATGGCAGAAGAAGTAAAGCCAGAAACTAAAGTAGCATTTGCAAATCGTAAATACTCTAATGAAGATAAGCGTAAGATGGAAGAGGAAGAACTCGAACAACTTATGGCTGAACAAAAAGGTGAAGTAGCAGAAACTACAGAAGAAACAGTAGAAGCTGAACCAGCCAATGCAGAAGAAAAAAGTTTTAAGAAACGCTACGGTGATCTTAGACGGCATATGCAAGACAAAGAAAAAGATTGGGATGACAAGTTTAAAACTTTACAACGTCAACTTGAAGACTCAACTAAACAAGAAATTAAACTACCTAAGTCTGATGGAGACATTGAAGCTTGGGCAGAACAATACCCAGATGTAGCGGCTATAGTAGAAACTATTGCAATTAAGAAAGCAAGAGAACAAGCCGCTGGATTAGAAGAACGTGTAAAAGAAATTGATGAAATGAAAGCTGATGCAACACGCAAGAAAGCTGAAGTAGAGTTGATGACTGCACACCCTGACTTCGGTGAAATCAGAGATGATGATGCATTTCATGATTGGGTAGATGAACAACCTAAGTGGGTACAAGACGCATTATATGAGAATGCCGATGACTCACGATCAGCATCACGTGCAATTGATTTGTACAAAGCTGATATGGGTATTAAGAAAACAAAACCTGCGAGCAACAATAAAGATGCCGCACGTTCAGTAAACAGTCGTAGTAACAATAGTGCACCTGATTCAGAAGATTCTAAGAATGTATATAAAGAATCTCAAGTGAATAAGATGACACCACAACAGTATGAAAAAGCTTCCGATGCTATTATGGAATCCATTCGTACTGGTAAGTTTATTTACGATATGTCGGGCAATGCTCGATAAAGCTATTGACATATAATATATTTATGATATAACTATATGTACAATGTAGTAGTGTGACCCCTAAGACACAGGTTACTCACACTACAACTAAACCCACGCAAACAACAATATACTTCTTGACAACCTAATATCTTATGGCCCGTTATACTGAAGGTAGGCCAACTTTCATAGTAACGCACCCTACAAGTACTTAGCCTCTATATAAGTGAATAGTCGTTTGCATCTGTAATCTAATGCTAAAGGAGAATTAAAATGGCATTTGGAAAGGCTTCGGGCTACACAAACTTACCGAACGGTAACTTCTCGCCCGTTATTTACAGCAAACAGGTGCAACTTGCATTTCGCAAATCTGCTATCTGTGAAGCTATCACTAACTCTGACTATTTCGGAGAAATCGCTCAAATGGGCGACTCAGTAAAAATCATAAAAGAGCCTGAGATTTCAGTAACTGCATATCTACGTGGTACTACTATCTCAACTCAGGATTTATCCGATAATGATTTTTCATTAACAATCGACAAAGCAAACTACTTTGCATTTAAAGTTGATGACATCGAAGAAGCGCACTCACATGTAAACTTCCAAAGCTTGGCTTCGGATCGTGCGGCATATCGTTTGGCTGATCAGTATGACC